GTGGTTTTCGACAAAAGGGCTCAACTTTCAATGTCCCGGAAGACGTGGGCCCGTTCAGGGTTGGGACAATCAACTGTGACGTGAAGAAGCCGTTTGTTTACAACGGTGACTTCGATGTCTTGGTCGGTGAGGAATTTTTTGTCAATGGACAATTGTGTTTCCCACCTGGCCCTGAGAAACCGGACGGGGGATATCGATCTATCTTCGGTCCATCCGCTGCGCACACAGGCGTCATTAACAGTGCAAACAATGGCAATATGGGTTTGGCTATGCAGAGATTAACTTGCAAACGTGCTCCTGAGACACCGGGAAAGCATGAGCAGTTGTTCGAAAACCAAGCAAATTTTGTCGCCAACCATATAGAGTTTATCGCCCGGTTGCGACATCTATACTCAAGGTTCTTTGAAGACTATGAGGGTGCAGAGATAGAGGCTCTTTTACACCATGCTGACCCGCATGAGAAGAGGGAACTACGCATCTGCGCTCACCTTGAAATGGTTGAAGAATGTATCAATATTGATCAGAACTCCCCTTGGAGTAAGTCCGTCCTATGGAAGATGAAGACTGATGAGTGGGCTAAATTGAACGCGTGGCCGCGTTCAATCGGTGACCTTGGTGTAGTGGCTTCACTCCTAGGGTTCCGTCTCACGCATTTTCTTAAATCCGCCCAGAGTGAAGAACCTATCCATGTTAACGGTGGAGATATAGTCTTTTGTAAGACTCCTGATCCTTTTCAACTCGAGAAACATTTTGAGAACCTCCTGAACCCACCAGGACGTTTTTATTTTTTGTATTTCTCAGATGATTCTTGCCTTGCAATCCGTAGGGCAGATGGATCTGTTGATTGGTACAATTTAGACATAAAGTCTTGTGATTCATCACACGGCCCTTCGATTTTTGACGTCTTTAAAAACGTTTTTCCGGAAGGGCACCCTCGACACGATGCAATGCGGCTCATTGCACAGTGTTGTCTCCAGTTGCGGGTTGTGTCACGTGTCGACAAGAGACATGTGTTGATCATTAGACCGAAGCGTCCTATGCTCTATTCTGGTAGTACCATTACCACTGGAATAAACAACTTAGCAAACATCCTCATCGCACTCTCGATTTCAGAGTGTGTGTATACCGGGGCTGTTGGGGTGAACGGTGAGTCCATCGAACTCATCGAGGCGGCTGAGCGTGTCGGTTATATGTTAACTGGCTGCTTTAAACTAGAGGTTTTTGAGGACATCCAGTTTCTCAAGAATTCTCCAGTTAAAGATAAACTCGGTCGTTGGAAGCCCATGCTTAACTTTGGAGTTCTTGTCAGAGCTTCAGGGACTTGCAAAGGTGATCTTCCAGGGAGAGGTGACCTTGAGATGCGCGCCCGCGCTTTTCAATCTGGTCTCATTCAGGGGTGTTATCCATATACTAGAAGCGAAGTCATTAGTTCAATGAGGAACGCTACTGGTTGTTGGGAAGAACCCACAGAGAGGATGAAGGATGATTTACGTTATAAGGTGGATTTTGATTCAAAATT